TGAGGAAATTATGGCTATCGTTAGCAATACATTTTTAACCTACTCTGCAAAGGGTATCCGCGAAGACTTGAGCAATGTGATCACAAACATTTCTCCAGAAGAAACCCCTTACATGAGCAACATTGGTCGCGAGAATGTGTCCAATAGTTTGTATGAGTGGCAGACAGACCAACTTTCCAGTGCCGCCGCAAATGCGCAGCTTGAAGGTGACGATGTCGCGTCTTTTGATGCGGTGACAGCTACTGTGCGTTTGCAAAACTACGCACAGATTTCACGCAAGACAATCATCTTGTCAGCCACTGAAGAAGTGGTGAACAAGGCAGGACGTCGCAGTGAGCTGGCCTACCAAATCGCGAAGCGCGGCGCGGAAATTAAACGTGACCAAGAATTCTCCATGCTCAACGGCGCCATCGCTGTTGCTGGTGATTCGACAACTGCCCGTACCACTGCCTCTTTGGGCGCGTTTGTGAAAACAAACACCGACAAAGGCTCTGGCGGTGCTGACCCATCTTACACAACGCTGCCAAATAGCGCTCGTACAGATGGCACAGTGCGCACATTTACTGAAACCATTCTCAAGAATGTGATTCAGAAGGTGTGGACACAAGGTGGTACACCTAAGATTCTGATGTGCGGCCCTGTCAACAAGCAGCGCGTGTCTGGTTTCTCTGGTATTGCCTCCAGCCGCTTCAACATCGATGGTGGTGCAAAGCCTGCAACATTGGTCGGCGCCGTTGACATCTACGTTTCAGATTTCGGGAATGTCCAAGTTATTGCGAACAGGTTCCAACGCGAGCGCGATGCATGGGTGATCGATCCTGACTACGCAAAGATGACTGTGCTGCGCCCTTACAGCCAAGTCGAATTGGCGAAGACTGGTGACGCTGAGAAGCGCATGTTGATCGTTGAGTGGGGTCACAAAGTGTTGGCTGAAAACGCCCACGGCTTGGCCGCTGACTTGGTTACTTCTTAATAGTAAGCAAACGGAAAGGGCCAGGGGAACTTGGCCCTTTTTTAACATGATTCACAAAAGACTATTTAGCGAAAACAAAGATCAAGGCATCAAGCGCTACTGGCATGAAAACCCAGAAACCGGCGATGTGACGATCCAGACAGAGCAAGATGTGACTGCTGTCATTGAGGCCAACAAGGCCATCTATAACGCCCAAGACGAAAAAGCCAACTGGAAGGGTGAGTGGCACTTGGTCGCATCCATCCCAGAATCCCTTTATTACAAGATGAAGGCCGAGGGCAAGATCGATGATCAGGAATACATGAAGCGCTGGTTAAACGACAGCGACAACCAATTTTTTAGAACTAGACCTGGAAAAATATGAGCAATTATGTTGCAGTCTGCACACCGGCCCGTGACCAAGTCCACACGAACTATTGCTATTGCATGGTCAACATGGTGGCGTATCACACACTCAACACCGAAGACGCGATTAGTCTGAAATTGATGCAAGGCACGATTATCCAAAACCAAAGGGCTGACCTTTGTTTGGATGCGATGGCCGAGGGCTGCACACACATTCTCTTCATTGACTCGGACATGACATTCCCCCAAGACATGGTGGGAAGGCTCTTGGCCCACGACAAAGACATTGTGGCGGCCAACTGCGCCAGGCGCAGAATGCCCACTGGCCCGACAGCTCAAGACTATGATGAGAACGACAAGCGCATTCCCGTCTACACCATGCCAGAATCAACTGGATTGCAAGAGGTGGGAAGCATTGGCACTGGCATAATGCTGATCAAGCGCAGGGTGTTTGAGGGCATGAGCGAGCCATGGTTTGATATGCCATGGCAGACCACACGGGGCTATATGGGTGAGGATGTGTTCTTTTGTAGAAAAGCCAGAGAGCTTGGCTTTAAGGTCTACATTGACCATGATGTCTCGCACGAAATTGGTCACATTGGGACCTTTGAGTTTGGCCACCCTCACACTTGGATTGTGAAAGAAGAGATGGAAAAAGAGGCGAAAAATGGCACTTAGCACCTATGCAGAACTGAAGACATCCATTGGTGATTGGCTTAATCGGTCAGACCTGACAAATGCCATTCCTGACTTTATCTCTCTGGCCGAGGCGCAAGTTGAAAGAACGCTGCGCACCAGGCAGATGATTGTCAGGGCCAATGCGTCTTTTGACGCGCAGTATGGCGCCGTGCCTGCTGATTTTTTAGAGACAAAATCTCTGAAACTGACAAGCACAAACCCACAGACCCCATTGGAGTTTTTAAGCATTGATGCCTTGGACAATAAGGCATCTGAATACACTGGCAGTGGCAAGCCAAGATTCTTTGGTGTGGTCGGTGGCCAGTTTAGATTGGTTCCAGTACCAGACGCCACATATACAACCGAGCTGACCTATTACGCGAAGTTGACAAAGTTATCAAACAGCGTGACCACTAACTGGCTTTTGACATCAAGCCCCGACATTTATCTGTATGGAGCGCTGCTTCAAGCTGCTCCATACTTGCAAGATGATGCGAGAATCCAAGTGTGGTCATCGCTATATGATCGTGCAATGAGTGAATTGCAAACTGCCGATGATCGCGGTGCGTCTTCTGGTGGTGCATTGCTTACCCGTGCAAAGACTTTTGGATAAGGACTGGACATGTCATCTTTTACCGACTACACCGAAAACCTAGTTTTAACCTGGCTGTTGACCAATAGCAGCGCCACGCGCCCAACGGCTTGGTACATTGGCCTCTTCACAGCTGCGCCAAGTGATACTGGCGGCGGCACTGAAGTGACAGGCAACGCCTATGCGCGAGTGGCCACCGGCACAATCACGATCTCTGGCACAAGCCCCACCAACGCCACCAATGCAGCGGCCATCGAGTTTGCAGCTGCCAGTGGCGGCAATTGGGGATCAATTGGCTGGGCTGGCATTTTTGATGCAAGCACTGGCGGCAATCTGATCGCCTGGGCAGCGCTGACCACAGCTCGCACCATCAACGATGGCGATGTGCTGCGCATTCCAGCCGGCGATCTTGATGTCACATTGACATGACATGGCAGCCTATGGTCTTGGCCCGTATGGTGGAGGCAATTACTCCTATGGCGTAAGCCTTGGAGCTGCCACACTTGCAGCCACCAGCACGGCTGAATTCAATGCAAGGCGCGTCTGTATAGGCGCGTTTTCTGTTTCTGCTTCCAGCACAGAAACTGTCTCGGCCAATGTGGTCAAGACAGCATCATTCTCGGTTTCAGCGTCTAGCGGTGCAACAGCTGCTGCACAAATAGTTGCCGATGCCTCGGCCACGATATCTAGCACCAGCAGCATGTCTGCAAGCGCTTTGCGCTATGCCATAGGCAAATCAACATTTACGGCCACATCTAGCGCGAGCCTGGCGGCCACCAGAGTGGCCATCGGTGCATTTGCCTCGGTCGATACCAGCGCGATGTCTGTCAATGGCGTCAGGCTCCAGCTCATTCGCATTCTGATTGAAGACTTTGCCACAATGACTGTGGCCACCAGCGTGATCGTGAATCAGTCTGTGCTGATTGCAGCTGAGTCTGGCATGAGTGTCAACGGCCAGAGAAGACAAAGCACTCCAATCAATTTCACTTGCCAGTCATCTATGACGATTGCTGGCAATCTAAAATGGGTGGCAGAGAGTGATACGGCAGAGACATGGAATGCAATCTCTGACAATGCTGAGACATGGACACCGATCACAGACACATCAGAAACATGGGCCGCAATTAGTGACAACAGTGAAAGTTGGACAGCAATTGCGGATAATAGCGAAACTTGGCAAATAGCCGCATAGAGGTGAAAAAATGGCAGATACCACAACAACCAACCTAGGACTTACCAAACCAGAAGTTGGTGCATCCACCGACACATGGGGAACTAAGATCAATACTGACTTGGATTCATTAGATGCAATCTTTAAAGCTGATGGCACTGGTACAAGTGTCGGCCTCAATGTTGGCTCTGGTAAGAAGCTAATCACCACTGATGGTGCAAGCATCCAAGGTCTAACAGTAGGCCGTGGTGCAGGTGCTGTGTCTACCAATACTGCGGTGGGTGCTAGTGCTTTGGCGGCTAATACGACAGGAAACCAAAATGCGGCATTTGGCAGTTTTGCTTTACAAGTAAATACAACTGGCACATTAAACACAGCAGTAGGCCATGTTGCATTGGCTAACAACACCACAGCAAGCAACAACACCGCAATGGGTTGGTATTCTTTAGCGTTTAACACAACAGG